ATGGACGACGTGCTGAAAGAGGCCAAGGCGGCTTTCGAGCTGTGCGTGGCGCATGAGGCGGACAACCGGGCCGAGGCCCTGGATGACATCCGTTTCGCGCGACTCGGCGAGCAATGGCCCTTGCAGGTTCGTCGGGCGAGGGAGTTGGACAACCGGCCCTGTCTCACAATCAACCGCCTCCCGGCTTTTATTCGCCAGGTCGTCAATGACGCGCGGCAAAACCGGCCGGCGATCAAGGTGCATCCGGCGGATGACGCGGCTGATCCGCAGGTGGCGGAGATCTTCAATGGCCTGATCCGCAACATCGAGGCCACGTCCGACGCCGACGTGGCCTACGATACGGCGCTGGATTCCGCAGTGACCTGCGGTCTGGGCTATTTCCGCGTCAATACCCGCTACGCCACCGATGACGGCTTCGAGCAGGACATCGTCATCCAGCGAGTGGCCAATCCGTTCTCGATCTTTGGCGACCCCTATTCGACGGCGGCCGACAGCGCCGACTGGAACATCGCCTTCGTGGTCGACTTGATGCCCAAGGTTCGCTTCGCCGGTCAGTACAAGGGCGCGGACGCAATCGACTGGGATGGCTTGGGCTATGGCGCTCTCAGCGCGCCGTGGCTGCAGGACGAGCGAGTTATGGCGGCCGAATATTGGGTGCGCCATGAGGTCAAGCGCCAGATCCTGGCCCTGTCCAATGGCGAGATCGTCGCGGCGGATGAGTATGCGCAGAACAAGGCCCTGTTCGACGCCAGCGGCGTCAGTGTCGTGGGCCGCCCGCGCGAGGTGCTGAGCCATGCGGTCAAACAGCATGTGCTGACCGGGGCGGAAGTGCTGGACACGGTGGACTGGGCCGGGCGGTTCATCCCCATCGTGCCGGTTCTGGGCGACGAGGTGTTCCTGGAGGGACGGCGGCATCTGCGCTCCTTGGTGCGTGACGCCAAGGACTCTCAGCGAATGTTCAACTACTGGCGCACCACGTCCACCGAACTTGTGGCGCTGGCGCCGCGCGCGCCATTTGTCGGACCCAAGGGCGCCTTCAAGAGCGACGCGGACAAGTGGGCCACCGCGAACACCGACAGCCACGCTTATATCGAGTACGACGGTCAGATTCCGCCCGCGCGCTCGGCGTTCGCGGGCGTGCCGGCGGGCGCTTTGCAGGAGGCGATGAACGCCTCGGACGATATCAAGTCGATCCTGGGCCTGTTCGACGCCTCGCTCGGCGCTGCCTCCAATGAGAACTCCGGCCGGGCGATCCTGGCGCGGCAGCGAGAAGGGGACGTTTCCACCTTCCACTTCATCGACAACCTGTCGCGGGCCATCCGCCACGCCGGGCGGATCATGATCGATCTGATCCCACAGGTCTATTCGACGCCGCGCATGTTGAGGGTGCTGGGTCCAGGCGGGGAGTCCTCAACGGTGGCGGTGAACCAACCGCCGCAGGCTCAAGGCGCTCCGACGGCTGAGCCGCTGGAGTCGGTGTTCGACCTTTCCGTCGGCAAGTACGATCTGACAGTTGAGGCCGGGCCGAGCTTCACCACCCGGCGCGAGGAGGCGGCCAGCCAGATGATCGCCCTGATCCAGGCCTTCCCACAGGCCGCGCCGGTGCTGGGCGACCTTCTGGCCAAGAACCTGGATTGGCCCGGCGCCGACGAGATCGCAGAGCGATTGAAGCTGCTGTTGCCGCCGCAACTTCAGGGCGGGGAAGGCGGCGCGGGCGCCGCCGTGGCTCAGCAGGTGCAGGCCCTTCAGTCGCAGATCGCCGCGCTGCAGGGCGCGCGCGACCTACAGACCCAGAAGCTGAACATCGACCAGTTCCGCGCCGAAACGGACCGCATGGAAACGGTCAACAAGCTGCAGCCGCAGGGCGGGTAGGGCCTGTTACAGACAGATATTGAAAATTTGTCTGTAAATCAGATATACAGACAGAAATGAGAAATTCGTCTGTATGAAGCCCACCGCCATCCCGCCTGCCGTACAGACACTGTTCGCCGACCTTCTCCAGCAGGTGGAGACCGCGCCTGTGGCCGGTTCGGTCTACCGTCGCACCGGCCATGGCGCTGAATATATCTATGCGAAGACGCCTGTGGGATCCGGCCGAATTGACCAGTTCGTCGGCAAGAGCGGGGATTCCGAGGCCGAGGAACGCGCCATGTCTCTACAGACCGGCGCGGAACTCGCGACGCAGCGTCGCCGCATCGTTGCTTTCTTGCGCCGCCAAGGGCTATCGGGACCCGATCGCGCCATGGGCGCCATATTGGATGTCCTGGCCCACGCCGGCTTGTTCAAGGCCGGCGCGGTCCTCGTGGGCACGGCGGCCTATCTGATCAGCGAACCCCTGGTCGGAAGTCGCCTGCCGTCGCCCACCTTGATGACGGGTGACGTCGATTTGGCCACCGCGAGCGTTGCGCTCACGGCGGAGCCGCCTGAACGCCTGGAGACCATTCTGCGGCGGGCCGATCCGACATTCGAGGGCGTGCCGCAGCTGAAGGCCAAGGCGCCGCCCTCGCGGTTCCGCAGCGCCAACGGCTATCTGGTCGATCTCGTCACGCCGACGCGAAGCCGCGAGGATTCCAATCCGGTGGCGCTCGCCGCATTGAATGCCGGGGCCGCACCCTTGCAGTATCTGGCGTGGCTGATCGATGGCTCGGTACGTACGGTCGCCTTGTCCGGCGCCGGGGTTCTGGTGAACGTCCCCCAGCCGGCGCGTTACGCCGTGCACAAGCTGATCCTGGCCCAACGCCGCGACGCCTCGGGCCGATTGAAGCGCGCCAAGGACCTGGACCAGGCCAAGGCCATGATCGAGGTGCTGCGCAGGCATGACCCGTTTGCGCTGGAGGATGCGCTGAACGACGCCCGCGCGCAGGGTGAGAAAGGCTGGAGCGAGCCAATCTCTCGCTCGCTCAGTGAGATTGGGCTGAGAGACATCTAACAGCGTCCAGGCGCCGGCTCCGTAAATCCCGTCGGCGCGCGCCGCCTTCGCCTAAACCCAGAGGACCCCATGAGACAGAACCCGCCGGCGCAGCCGGATGCGGGCGCGAACGGCTATGCGCCGGGCGCGCCCGAAGAGACCGATGCGGCCGAAGCGCCCCCGCCGGATGACGACGACGAGGATGATGGTGACGGCCTGGTCGAGGTGCAGCACGAGGGCAAGACCTATTCCGTGCCGGCGCCGCTGAAGGGCGCGCTGATGCGTCATGCGGACTATACCCGCAAGACCCAGGCTCTCGCGCAGCAACGGCAGGCGCTGGACGCTGGCCATCAGGCCTTGCAACAGGCGGCCGAGGCGCACGGCGCGCATCTGGCCGACTGCGCCCGGCTGGTGGCGCTCGGCGATCAGATCGCGCGGCTGGAGCAGCAGAACTGGCCCGCCCTGCACCAGCAGAATCCGGCCGGGGCTCAGCAGCTGCTGACCCAGCTGTTTCAGATGAAGCAGGCGCACGAGATCGCGGCCGGGCAACTCGCGCACAAACAACAGGTCCAGGCCTTCGACCGGCAGCGCCAACACGCTCAGCAGATCGAACAGGGCAAGGCCCAACTCGCGCAACAGATCGACGGCTGGTCGCCGGAATACGCCGCCAAGCTGGGGCAGTTCGCCATGAGCCAGGGCCTGACGCCGCAGGAGGTTTCCTCGGTCAGCGACCCCCGGCTGGTGGTGCTTCTTCACCACGCCTACCGCGGACATCAGGCCGACCAGCAACAGGCCGCCGGCCAAAGGCTGGCCCAGGCCCAGGCCGTGCGCCCCGCCGTTCAGGTGGGCGGCGGCGGCTCCGCTCCCCAAGACCCCAATCGCATGTCCACCGATGACTGGATGCGCCACCGGCGCGGCCAGCTCCGCAAAAAGGTTCGATAGACCATGGCCAACGCTCTTCTCACCCCGCAACAGATCACCCGCGAAGCCTTGCGCGTGCTGCACAACAAGCTGACCTTCATCGGCGCGATCAACCGCCAGTACGACGACAGCTTCGCCAAGGCCGGCGCCAAGATCGGCGACACCCTCAAGATCCGCCTGCCTAATCAGTATACGGTTAGAACGGGCAAAACCCTTTCAGCTCAAGATGTTACTGAGCAGAGCGTGTCGCTGCAGATCGCCACCCAGAAAGGGGTGGACGTGAACTTCTCGTCCTCCGAACTCACTCTGTCCCTGGACGATTTCTCCAGCCGCATCCTGGAGCCGGCCATGGCGGTGCTGGCGGCCTCACTCGAGGCCGACGCCTTCACGATGTACAAGGATGTCTATCAGCAGGTCGGGACGGCGGGGACCACGCCCAACACCTTGCTGACCTATCTGCAGGCCCGAGCGAGGCTGAACAACAGTCTCACGCCCATGGACGCCAATCGCACGGCGCACCTGTCGCCATTGGCCACGGCCACCATCGTGGATGCGCTCAAGGGTCTGTTCCAGGACTCCAGCGCCATCCGCGAGCAGTACCGCGAGGGCTCCATGGGCCGCACGGCCGGGTTCGACTGGTTCGAGAACCCGCTGGTCCCCACGCACACCAACGGCAACACCGTGGCGGGGGTGACGGTGAGCGGGGCGGGCCAGACCGGGCCCGCGCTGAACATCGGCGGGGTGGCCAACACCAACACCTTCGCCCACGGCACGACCTTCACCATCGCCGGCGTCTATGAGGTGCATCCGGAGACCAAGGCGGTGACGCCGCGCCTGCAGCCCTTCGTGGTGGCGGCGGACGCCACCATGACCGGTACGACCGGCCAGCTTTCAATCAGCCCGGCCATCGTCACGGGCGGCGCCCAGCAGAATGTGAGCGCCTCGCCGGCCAACGGCGCGGCGATCACCATCACAGGCGCGGCTTCCACCGGCTATGAGCAGGAGATGGCGTTCCACCGCGACGCCTTCGCCTTCGCCACGGCCGATCTGGTGCTGCCCAAGGGCGTCGATTTCGTGGCGCGGGAGGTCTACGACGGGGTGTCGATGCGCATCGTGCGCGCCTACGACATCAACAACGACGCCTTCCCCTGCCGGATCGACGTCTTCTACGGCTTCCAGACCATCCGTCCACAGATGGCCTGCCGCATCACCTCCTAAGCCTGACCCAAACGCCGGAGGACAAGATGCGTCCTCCGGCGCCTCTGTCGCCGCAGGAGATGACCATGGCGCTTGCGACCTATGACGACCTGAAGGCCGAGATCGCCGCCTGGTTGAGGCGCTTGGACCTCACGGCCGAGATCCCTAGCTTTATCGCCCTGGCCGAGGCGCAGATGAACCGTCGCCTGCGCGTGCGGCCCATGACCGCGCGGCTGACCCAGAGCTGGAGCGATGAATACGTCGACCTGCCGACCGACTTCCTGTCCGAACGGCTCGTGAAGCTGACGAGTAGCGCCGGGACCACGGTGCTGCGCTACCTGACGGCCGAGGAGATGGACGCCAAGCTCAGGGCGCCCGCGAGCGGCAAGCCGCGTTTCTACGCCCTGTACGGCTCGGAGCTCAGGCTGCATCCGGTCCCGGATCAGGCTTATGCGGCCGAGCTTGTTTATCTGCAGGCGCTGCCGGCCCTGTCCGACAGCAATCCGAGCAACTGGCTGCTAACCGGCCATCCGGACGCTTATCTGTACGGAGCCCTGACCCAGTCCGCGCCCTATCTGCGCGCCGATGAGCGGCTGCAGACCTGGACCGCCCTGTTTGGCGCGGTGCTGACCGACATCGAGACCGCCGACCGCACGGGCGCGGCGGCGCGACTGATCTCCGACGCGCCAACGGGCGGGCGCGAACGCTTCAACATCATCAGGGGCTGACATGGGCGACACGACAACCGCCAACTACGGCTGGACCAAGCCCGAGGTAGGGGCTTCGTCCGATAGCTGGGGAACCAAGCTGAACGGGGACCTGGACAGCATCGACACAGACCTGAAGGCCGTGGCGATGGCGGCGTCCGCCCTACTGGTCGCGGGCATGATCATCCACTGGTACGGTCTGGCGGCGAGTTGCCCGGCCGGCTGGGCCATTTGCGACGGAACCAACGGCACGCCGGACCTGCGCGACCGGTTCATTGTGGGCGCGGGCAATACCTACGCCTTGAGCGATTCCGGCGGTTCGGCCAGCCAGACCATCACCGTAGACGCCCACGTCCTGTCCACGTCGGAAATGCCGGCTCACAGTCACGGGGTGACTGATCCCGGCCACAGCCATGGGGTCAGCGATCCAGGCCACAGTCACGGCGTGAGCGATCCGGGGCATAACCACGCGGTGGAAAACATCAGCGGGGGAAACAACCGCCAGGTCGGCGGCACGCCGACGGCCAATCTGTCGCCAGGAGTCATCTACACCGACAACGCCGACACCGGGATTTCCATCAACGGCGCGGGGACCGGCGTGTCGATCAATGGCGCCTATACGGGCGTCAGCACCCAGAGCGCGGGAGGCGGCGGCGGACACAGCCATACGGCCAGTGGTTCGACAAATCTGCCGCCCTATTACGGCCTGTACTTCATCATGAAGACGGCGTGAGACCGTGGCCTTCGTGGTCTTGGCGCCGCCCGCCGGCGTGTTCCGCAACGGCACGATCTACCAGGCCAAGGGCCGCTGGTATGACGCCGACCTGATCCGCTTTCAGCAGGATCAGATCAAGCCCGTGGGCGGTTGGCAGCTGCGCTCCTCGGCCGCGGCGTTCAGCGGCGCCGCGCGGGCGGTGCTGAGTTGGCGCGACAATTCCAACAGCCGCTGGATCGCCGTCGGCACGCATTCCAATCTGTATGTGCAGGACGAGGCGGGCGCCAACCACGACATCACGCCCAGTGGCTTCACCGTCGGCCGGGCCGACGCGGCGCAGAACCTGGGCTATGGCGGCGGGACCTATGGCGCGGGCGACTATGGCGTGCCGCCGCCCAATACCGTGGCCTATTTGCCCGCGACGGTCTGGTCGCTGGACGCCTGGGGCGAGGATCTGGTCGGGTGCAGCGACACCGACGGCAAGATCTATCTATGGACGTTGGACCCCGCGACGCCCGCTGCGGCGGTGAGCGGCGCGCCGACCAATTGCGCCGGTATCGTGGTGGCCGAGGAGGGCTTTCTGTTCGCGCTTGGCGCGGGCGGCGACGGGCGCAAGATCGCCTGGTGCGACCAGCAGAACATCACCCAGTGGACGGCTGACGCCACCAACCAGGCGGGCGACTACGACCTAACCACAGTGGGCACGCTGCAATGCGGCAAGGCCGTGGCCGGCGGGGTGCTGGCCTTCACCGACGTGGACGTGTGGCAGGCGGGCTATATCGGCACGCCGCTCGTCTATGGCTTCACCCGGGTGGGCTCGGGCTGCGGCGTGATCAGCAAGGGCGCGGTATCGGCGCGGGATTCCATCGCCGCCTGGATGGGGCGAGGGGGCTTTTGGCTGTTCAACGGCCAGGGCGTTCAGCCGCTGGACTGCGATGTGCAGGACTATGTGTTCGCCGATATCAACGCCGATCAAGTGAGCAAGGTCAGCGCCGTGCACCTGGCCGACCAGGGCGAGGTGTGGTGGTTCTATCCGTCCTCGGCTTCTGACGAGTGCGACCGCTATGTCGCTTGGGCCTATCGCGAGAGCGCGCGTCAGAACCGCAATGTCTGGACCATCGGCCAGCTGGCGCGCCTAAGCGGAAGCGGGCGCGGCGTCTATCCGCAGCCTCTGATGGTGGATGCTTCCGGCTATCTGTACGAGCATGAGACAGGCGTGGCCTGTGACGGGGCGCAGCCCTACATCGAGACCGGACCGATCGAACTGGACCTGGGCGAGACCCAGGCCGAGGTGCAGCGGCTGATCCCGGATGAGCTGGCCGACGGCGATTTGACCGCGACCTTCTACGGGCGCCTGTGGCCAAACGGGGCGGAGAGCGTGCTCGGCCCTATCGCCCTGACCAGCCCGACCGACCTGCTGTTCCAGGCGCGCGAGATCCGCGTG